ATGGGAGAGATCAACCACGCGGAATTGCGGTCTGCGGCGAGAGATGTGCTCCAGGCGGCGGTCCTCGGCAATGATCTCGCCGCGCCCCTGCAAATCCTGGCTTCGGCGAGCCGATCCTTTGGCGGCGGCTTCATTCACACCACAAGCAGCGATTTTCTTGCGGCTCCGAGCGTGGCGCTCGCCGAAGTCTACGATCAGTTCCGCTCGGGCATGGTCCCCACGGACTACGTCGGTCTGATCCTCAACGAGCTTCCTGCGCCGGCCTTCGAAAGGGACCTCGATCCGTCAAGCGCAGCCTGCATGAAAAACGCCTTCTATCAGGAGTTTTGTCGGCCCAATGAAATGGCGCGCAGCGTCAGGATGAGATTGCTGCCGTCATCTTCCGACTATTATCGCTTCAATTTCTTCCGGGGCGCGCGCGACGGCGTTTTCGAGGCCGAAGAGCTTCGGCATTTTGACGCGGTCGCGCCTTTCCTGGAGGCGGCGGCCTCCATTTGCCAGACGCATTTCGACAAGCAGACCGGGGCTCGCGCGACCCTGTTTCTGGAACGCGCGATCCCGGCTTTCGCGCTCGCCCGCGATGGAAGCGTCATTGGCGCCAATGAATCCGCTGAGGGCGTCATCCCCGACCTGATTGACGTCGTCGCTGGACGACTGACCTCGCGCCTGCCCAGCGAACAGAAAAGGATTAATGCGGCGATTCAGGCCGCCTGCGGAATAGCAACCCCGGAAATCGTTCGGATCAGCGGCACGCGCCTGTTCCCGAATCCTTTGCTCGTGGTTCTTCCTGTGGAGGGGCCCGCGCGCGATGTTTTCGCCCGGACGGCCGCCTTCGCGGTCGTGGTCGACGTCAGCCGGAAGGTCGTCGCAGCCCCAAAGTCTTTGGACCTCCTGGCCTCCTCCCTGTCTCTGACGGGTCGCGAGAGCGACGTGGTCGGCCTCGTGGCCGCCGGGCACAGCCTCAATCAGGCGGCGACATGCCTCGACATCGGGATCGGAACGGCGCGCGGCCACCTCAAGGCGGCCATGCAGAAGGCAGGCGTGCACAGCCAGGTGGAGCTTGCGGTCCTCGTGGCCAACATTGACGGCCTCCTGCCATAGAGGCGCTACGCCGCGCGCGACGGCGCGGCCCGCTGTCACACCGTATCCCCCGCGGCGATCATCCGATAATGTCGCGCCAGGGCGAAAAGCCCTCGGCGCAGGATGAACAATGCGACGGCCCCGGCCATTTTGGCGTCGCGATAAGCGCCGATCTCCCGCCCGACGTCGACGATTTCCCGGTCCTCGAGCACGATGGCGGCCAGAGGCGCCCGAAAATCCTCGGGGATCGCGTCGCGCGCGGCCCAAAATCTTTGCAGCGCTTCCAGTTGCGACTCGCTGCGCCACATGGCGCCCGGCGCATAGTCGGCGCCAACCTCCCGCGTCGTGTCCAACGAATGTAGCGGATCGAGTCCGGAGCGAAAGAACATGTGCCGGTATTTTTCGCCCGCCAGCGCCAGCGCCCAATTGCGCGCCTTGTCGTCGCGGTCGAGTTGCCCCCGGTCGCGCAGCCGCGCCAGCGGCCCGTCGTCGATGCGCATGCGGACGAAATCCACCGCCACCGCCTCGAATGTGTCGCCGCGCGCCACCTCCACCACTTCGGAAAATGTTTCGATATGCGCGGCGCCGCCGGCCCGCAGGAGGCGCTCGACGCTGGGCCCTTCCACGGCGCGAGACCCCGAGCGATGAAAGGCTTTGAGCATTTTGCGCGCGCCCACGCCGGTCTCGTCGAGACAGGAGAGTATGGGCAGCGACACCTTGGTCTTGCGCGGTCTAGCCATGGCGACATCCTTCAGGGCGCGGCGAATTCGGTGAGGGTGAGGGCCAGCTCGCCGCCAGGCCCGCCATAGCTGACCGAAAACCGATCGGGCGAAAGGCCGTGGGGGATCACCCGGCAGCGCGTCAGCAGTTCGATCAGCGGCCGCTCCAGCAAGCCGAAATGGCGCGTGCGCGCGGTGCGGGGCGCGATGATTTCGAGCGCATAGGCGCCGGACATCCGCCCCGGCTTTTGCGCGATCACCCGCCGCGCCGCTTCGTCCAGCCATTGCTCGAAAGCCTCGGAGCGGACATAGCTCGCGCCATTATGCACATAGAGCTGCGCGGCGGCGGGCGGCGGCGGCGTCTTGATCTCGATCTTGCGCGCCACGGGGCGCGGCTCGGCGGTGAGGCCGAAACGCCCGGTTTTCGGCGTGGCGGCGCGCGGCTTGGCCTTTTCGACCGTCACCGGTCGGGCGCCGGGGCGCGGCGTGAACACGTTCGCGGCGGAAAGGGCGAAACTGCTGAACGGAACGACATTTGTCATGGAAGAACTCGTGTTGGGGGGAATTCGCCTTGCAACTGGAACTAGAACATAATAAGAACACGGTTGTAGCGTCAATGGGAATTTGCCCACTAGACGTCTTAACGTAAACATGGGAATTATCCCATCATGGACGACCAGTGGAAAAGCCGGCTTGAAGCCGAGATGGCGCGCCAGGGCCTCGACATGAAGGCCCTTTCGGTGCGCGCCGGGTTGGGCGAAACCTATGTCCGCGACGCGCTCAAACGCGGCCGCGGCGGTTCGCTGCCCGCGCTCAACAAGCTCGCCGGCGCTCTGGGGCGCTCGCTCGACTGGCTCATCGCGGGCAAGGAGACCGCGCAGGAGCCGCCGACCACGCGCCGCTTCGACACCAGCGTCGACCGCCGCCTCGTGGACAACAAGGAGACGCAAGGGTCGACCATTTTCGAGGTCGACGTCCGCGCCGGCGCCGGTGGCGGCGGCGTCCCGATCGAGGCTTACGTGCACGACGAGCGCGGCAATTCCTATGCCGCTGCGGCGGTCGCCGCCGAATGGACTCTGCCGGAAAACGTCGTCCAGGGCGTGCTGCATTCCGCGCCGCGCCACATCAGGGTTTTCGAGGTGATCGGCGATTCCATGGAGCCGCGCCTCTATGAAGGCGATCGCGTCTTCATCGACCTGCGCTACACCGTCCCGAGCCCCGAGGGCATTTTTGCCTTGTGGGACGGCTATGGCCTGGTGATCAAGCGCCTGCAGATCGTGATGGGCGCAGATCCCATGCGCGTGCGCATCATCTCGGTCAATTCCTCCTATGCGCCCTATGAAGCGGGCGCCGACGAAATCCGCATTGTCGGCCGCTTCGCCGGCCGTTTCACAGTCAACTGAGCACGTGGCCGGCATGGCGGGCCGGTCCCGGCCGTCCGCGCCAAGACATTGCTTTAGCGTAATAAAATCGAACCGCCGCCCATCCGTTCCTACTAAAATGGGCAATAGCCCAAAAAAATCGCAAAATCCCATTTTGCCCATTGACGGGTCGACTGACTTCCGCTACAAATATCCATGTTGAAGATTTGCGCCCGGCGGCGCTTCGTCCCCAAACGAAGCGCCCCGGGCTTTGCTTTGCCCGGTCCTTCGGGCCGAGGCCGAGCGGGAAATGGATGGACCATGGCGTCGGCTCCCCGCGGAAGAACAACCACAAGGCAGAAGGCGCAAGCTCCGGAACACCCCCTCGACCGCGTCAGCCGCGACCTCGCCATTCTCAACATGCGCCTCCACGGGCTCACCTTTTTCGAGATCGCCAGAAAACTCCCGGAGGCCGGCTTCAAGCGCGTCTCGGTGAGCCGCGTCTACGCCATTGTCGCCAAGGCGCTGCGCTCCAGCCCGCACGCCCCCGCCCGCGACCTGCGCGATCTCGAACTGATGCGCCTCGACCAGTTGCAGACCGCCCATTACAAACAGGCGCTGAAGGGCGACGCCGCCGCCGCCCAGCGCGTGCTGGCCATCATCGACCGCCGCGCCAAACTGCTCGGCCTCGACGCAAGCCTTGAAGCCGAAACCTCGCTCGACGATGCGCGGAAAACCCTGATCCAGAAACTCGAGCATCTCGCGCGGGGCCAAGGCCAAAAAGCAAAAAACGCCAAGAGTTAAGTTTGCGCCATGCGTCCCCTCCCAACGCATGCGCGTGAGCTGGCGCGCCTCACCCCCCGTGAGCGCGCCCTTTTTTTCAACAGCCTCGACGCGGACGAGCTGGAATCGCTCAAAACCCTGTGGGCGTTTTGGGCGCGTCCGGAACAGCTCATCCCCGAAGGCGATTGGGTTTATTGGCTTCCGCTCGCCGGTCGCGGCTGGGGCAAAACGAGGGTTGGAGCCGAGACCGTGCGCCAATGGGCGCGAGAGTTCGGCATGGTCAACCTGATCGGCGCGACCGCCGATGATGTGCGCGACGTAATGGTTGAAGGCGAATCCGGCGTGCTGGCGTCCTGTCCGCGCGACGAACGCCCTCGCTACGTCGCGCACAGACGCAGGCTCGAATGGCCCAATGGCGCCAAAAGTCTCTTGTTTTCCGCCGAGGAGCCCGAGCGCCTCAGAGGCAAGCAGCATCAAAAACTCTGGTGTGACGAAATCGCGGCCTGGCGCTATCCCGAGGCTTGGGATCAGGCCTTGTTCGGTCTGCGCCTGGGAACAAAACCGCAAGCCATCCTCACCACCACGCCGCGCCCGACAAAGCTGATGCGCGACCTGTTGGCCGACCCGCTGACGCATTCCACCCGCCACTCCACCTTCGAAAACATCGGCAATCTCGCCGAAAACTTTCTCGAGCGCGTGGTGCGCAAATACGAGGGCACGCGTCTCGGCCGCCAGGAATTGCACGCTGAAATGCTCCTGGACGTCCCCGGCGCGCTCTGGACCCGCGCCCTGCTCGAACAGGCGCAAATCGGCTACCAAAACCCTCGTCCTGAAGAGTCTGTTCAGCAAGCGTCGAGAAGCCCTCATCCTGAGGAGCCGCCGCAGGCGGCGTCTCGAAGGACGAGGGCGCAACTCACCCGCATCGTCGTCGCCATCGATCCGCCCGCCACCTCCGGGGAGAACGCCGACGAATGCGGTATGGTCGTGGCGGGTCTCGACGAGACCCGCCACGTCCATATCCTCGCCGATCTCTCACGCCAGGGCGAAACCCCGCTCGGCTGGGCCACGCGCGCCGTCGAGGCCTACAAAGCGTTCGAAGCCGATTGCATCGTCGCCGAGGTCAACAACGGCGGCGAGATGATCGAAACGCTGCTGCGCCAGATCGACGCCAACATCCCCTATCGCGCGGTCCGCGCCAGCCGAGGCAAATTCGCCCGCGCCGAACCGGTCGCCGCGCTTTACGAACAGGGTCGCGTCAAGCATTGCGGCGTTTTTGCAAAACTCGAAGATCAGATGTGCGCCATGACGCCCGATTTTGATCGGACGCGAACCGGCTATTCCCCCGACCGCGTCGACGCCCTGGTCTGGGCGGTCACGGCGCTGGCGCTCAGCCAGGAGAGCGGTGGCGCTGTCTTCGAATTCTACCGCACCCTGGCGGGAAAACAGAGTGGCGTGGGATGATCGCGCCGCTCTGAATCAGCCCTCATCCTGACGAGCCCGCGCAAGCGGGCGTCTCGAAGGATGAGGGTGGTCCACGCATCCGCGCCATTCGAGCGCGTCGATCGACTCAATACCTGGAGACTCCCATGACCGAACGCGGCGCGGGCTTGCCACGCTGGTCCCTTTCGCCTGCGGAATTTTCCGCCCGCGCCAAAGCGAGCGCCCAGGCGCCCGACGACTGGTTCGGCCCCTCCACCCCACCAAATCCCGGCGCCTCGAGCGATGTCGCCGGCCGCCAGTGGGATTTCCCGGCCGGCTACAACCTTTCCACACGCGCGAGAGGCTATGAGTCGATCTCCTTCGCCGACTTGCGCGCGCTGGCCGACGCTTACGACCTGTTGCGCCTCGTCATCGAGACGCGCAAGGACCAGGTCGAGCGCATGAATTGGACGGTTCGCGCAAAAGCCGGCCGCCACGCCGACCCCGCCGAACTCGCCCGCGTCGAAACTTTTTTGCAGAGCCCCGATGGCGCCCATGATTGGAACGCCTGGCTGCGCATGATCCTCGAAGACCTGTTTGTCATCGACGCCCCCGCGCTCTGGTGCGAGCGCGACCGCGCCGGCAATTTGTTGGGCCTGCACCCGCTCGACGGCGCCACCATCAAACCGGTGCTCGATTTCTGGGGCCGCACCCCGCGCCCCTTCACCGAAAACCGCAAAACCGTCCACCCCGTCGCCTACCAGCAAATTCTAAAAGGCTTGCCGGCGGTCGACTACACCGCGCGCGACATCATCTATCGCCCGCGAAATGTCCGCAGCCATCGCGCCTACGGTTTTTCCCCGGTCGAACAAATCATCGCCACGGTCAACATCGGCCTGAAACGGCAACTGCACCAACTCAACTATTACACCGAGGGCAACATCCCCGAGAGTTTAATTGGCGTTCCCGACAGCTGGACCCCCGACCAGATCAAGAATTTCCAGGACTATTGGGACCTCTATTTCGACGGCGATCTCGCCCGCCGCCGCCGCGCAAAATTCGTCCCCGGCGGCGTCGCCAAAACGTTTATCCAGACCCGCGAGCCCGAGCTGAAAAACGCGTTCGACGAATGGATCGCCCGCGTGGTCTGCTTCGCCTTTTCGGTGTCGCCGCAACCCTTCATCAACCAGATGAACCGCTCGACCAGCGAGACGCAGACGCAAATGTCAAGCGAGGAGGGCCTGCAGCCCGTCCTCGCCTGGATCAAGCGCCTCTGCGACTCCATCATCACGCAACTCGGCGCGCCAAACCTTGAATTCGCCTGGCGCACGGACGCCGTGGTCGATCCCACGGTCCAGCGTGAAAACCTGGTCGCTTTGGTCAATGCGGGAATGATGACCCGCCGCCGCGCCGCCCAAATTTTGGGAGAAACACTCCCCAACGATCCCATGGCCGACGTTCTGACGGTCACGACAGGGCAGGGCGCCAAGCCGCTCGCGGGCTCAGCCGAGAATGTCCCTTAGCCCCTCGATCAAGCGATCGGTCTGCTCCGCGGTCCCGACAGTAATCCGCAGATAATCGGCGATGCGCGGGGCATCGAAACGCCGCACCAGCACCGCCCGCTCGCGCAACCCTTGCGCCAATGCGGCGCCGCCCACCGCCCCGTGCCGCGCGAACACAAAATTGGCGCTCGACGGCAACACCTCGAAACCCAGCCCCGCCAGCGCCGAACTCATCCGCGCGCGTTCAGCCACGATTGTCGCCAACCCCGCCTGAAAATACGCGTCATCGTCGACGGAAGCGATGGCCCCGGCCTGGGCGATGCGCCCGACCGGATAAGAATTGAAACAGTTTTTCACACGAGAAAGCGCCTCAATCAGCCCAGCGTCGCCAATCGCATAGCCAACCCGCAATCCCGCCAGCGCCCGCGACTTCGAAAACGTCCGCACCACCAGCAAATTCGGGAACTGCGAAATCAGCGGAATCGCGGTTTCGCCGCCGAAATCGACATAAGCCTCGTCCACCACCACGGGAATGGAAGGATTGGCCGAAACCATCCGCGCCACCTCGTCGCGCGACAGAGCGATGCCGGTGGGCGCATTGGGATTGGCGAACACGATGGCCCCCGCCGAATTCCGGCAGAAATCGTCGACCCGAATCCGCATGCCCTCATCGACCGCCGCGGTCTCATAGGCGACGTCATAAAGCTTCGCCCAGACCGGATAGAAAGAATAGGTCACGTCGGGCGCAAGCAAGGGACGGTCGTGCTTCAACAGCGCGACGAACACATGCGCCAAAACCTCGTCGGAACTGTTGCCGACAAACACATTTGACGGAGCCACACCATGATAGCGGGCGAGCGTCTCCCGCAAGGCGACTGACTCGGGATCGGGATAAAGCCGCAGCGAATCCGCAGCCGCCTCGCGCATGGCCTCGACCGCGCGCGGCGAGGGCGGAAGAGGCGATTCATTGGTGTTGAGTTTTACAAGCCCCTCGATGCGCGGCTGTTCGCCGGGCGTGTAGGGGCTCAAACCGCGCGCCTTGTCGCTCCAGAAATCCATCGTCCCGTCCCGTCACGCCGCGAGGAAAGCGGCGACGCCCTCCGTTTAGAAAAAATGCCCGGCCTCGTCAAAGGCGCGGCGAAAGCCAAAGGAGCCAAAGTGTCGGATCGACTGCAAATCTTCATCCCCCTCCGGAAAGCCGACGCCGCCCAGCGCCTGGTCTACGGTTATGCGACGGCGGAATTCCCCGACCGCGCCGGCGAAATCTGCGATTACGCCAGCACCAAGCCGCAATACCAGGCTTGGTCGAAAAATTTCGCCAAGGCCACCGAAGGCAGGAGTCTCGGCAATGTCCGGGCCATGCACGGCGCGGTCGCCGCCGGCAAGATCGCCTCGATTCGCTTCAACGATGCGGAAAAACGCATCGAAATCGCCGCAAAAATCATCGACGACGACGAATGGCGCAAGGTGGAGGAGGGGGTCTATACCGGCTTCTCCCAGGGCGGCGTCTATCTGAAACGCTGGCCCGATCCCGAAAACCCCGACCTCGTTCGCTACACCGCAAAGCCCAGCGAAATCTCGCTGGTCGATCTCCCCTACCTGCCCGAAGCCAGTTTCGAGCTGGTCAAGGCCGACGGCGCCTGCGAAACCCGCGCCTTCGCCCACAAGACCCCGAACGCGCTGCGCGACTGGCTGACGGGCAACATCGAGAACGGCGCCCCTGCCGCCGAGATCATCGGCGATTTCTTCGACGCCATCGCTCACGACATCAACGCCGACCCGATCCACGACGAACACATTTCGGTGCTGCTGTCGCGCCTGAAGAGCGAAGTGGTCGCCGCCATGCAGCCGCGTCCCGCGCAAAAATTCGCCGCCGACCCCCGCGTGGAAAAACTGAGCGCCGATACGGATGCGCTGCGCAAACTCACGGCGGATCTGCGCCCGAAACTGGCGGATCTCGCCGCCCGCGTCGAGGCGCTGGAACAGACGCCCGCGCCGCCGCCGCTCATTCCTGGTTACGCCGCCGTCTCTAAGTCGAGCGAAAGCGGCGGTCTCGAGGCGCTTGCGGCGGAACTCGCCCGCCTGTCGCCCGCCAAAGCCTCGCTGGTCCTCATCAAGGCCGCCCAGTCCCAGCCGAAGCGTTTCGGCTGATCGTCCAAAATTTCGCAACAGAGAAAGCAAGTCCATGACCGCAGTTCAGAATGCGCTCGAATTGAAGGAAGCGATCCGCAAGTCGCAGATGAACCCGCTGAACGATCCGCGCTTCGCCAGCCTGGAAAAATCCACCTTCGCCGAGAGCGCCTCGGCGACCACCGGACTCACCTATTACGACCTGGAAGCCGGGGCCAAACTGCTGTTCCCGGTGCTGACGCCGCTGCGCAATTCGATCCCGCGCGTGTCCGGCAAGGGCGGCGTCCAGGCCGCCTGGCGCGCCATCACCTCGGTCAATTCCGCGGGCCTGCGCATCGGCGTCTCCGGCGGCAACCGCGGCGGCGTCGCCGCGATGACCACCAAGGACTATATCGCCAATTACAAGGGCCTGGGCATCGAAACCAGCGTCGATTTCGAAGCCCAATACGCCGGCCAGGGTTTTGATGACCTGCGCGCCCTGGCCGCGCAGACCGGCTTGGAAGCCCTGATGATCGGCGAAGAGGCGATGATCCTCGGCGGCAACGGTTCGCTGGCGCTGGGCACGACGGCCACGCCGACGCTCGCCGCCTCGACCACCGGCGGTTCGCTCGCCACCTCCACGCTCTCGGTGATCGCCGTCGCCCTGACCCACGAAGGCCTGATCAACGCCTCCGTCAGCGGCGGCATCCAGGCGCAAATCTCCCGCACCAACGCCGATGGCAGTTCCGACATTTTCGGCGGCGGCGCGGCGCAGAAATCGACCAACGCCACGGTCAGCGTCACTGGCCCCACCGGCGCGGTCAGCGCCTCGGTCGCGGTCAAATCCGGCGCCGCGGGCTACGCGTGGTTCTGGGGCGCGGCGGGCTCGGAACTGCTCGGCGCCGTCACCACGATCAATTCTGTGGTCATCACCGCGACGGCGACGGGACCGCAAACGGCGGTCTCGCTGCCCTCCGCCGACTGGTCGGTCAACGCGCTCGCCTTCGACGGCCTGCTCACCCAGGCCTTTTCGCCCGGCTCCGGCGCGCTGATCCTCACCCAGGCGAACGGAACCGCCGGAACCGGCACGCCGCTGACGGCCGACGGCGCCGGCGGCATCGTCGAAATCGAGAACGTGCTCAAGAGCAATTGGGACAATTACCGCCTGTCACCGGACGAAGTCTGGGTGTCCTCGCAGGAGGCGATGAACATTTCGAAAAAGGTGTTGTCCGCCGGCTCCAACGCGGCGCAGCGCTTCCTGTTCGACGCGCGCAACGACGCCTTTGCCGGCGGCGTGATGGCGACGACCTACAAGAACAAATATTCGATGGCCGGCGCCAAGTCGCTCGACATCAAGATTCACCCCAACATGCCCGCGGGAACCATGCTGTTCCTCACGCGCCAGCTGCCCTATCCGCTGGCCAATGTCGGCAACGTCATCCAGATGCGCACCCGCCAGGACTATTACCAGATCGAATGGCCGCTGCGCGCGCGTCGCTACGAATATGGCGTCTATGCCGACGAAGTGCTCCAGCACTATTTCCCGCCGTCCATGTCGGTGGTCACCAATATCGGCAACGGCTGATTTCTTCGCCACCGCCGTCCCGCGTCAACGGGACGGCGTTTTCGCCCCGCCGCCTTTCATAGGACGCCCCCAATGAAATTTCAGGCTCCTTCCGGGGTCACCGCGCTCTCCAGCGCGGGCGAGGAAATCATTCCCGACGCCCAAGGATTTTTCGAGGCCGACGAAACGCGCGCGAGCGCCCTTCTCGCCCATGGCTGCATTCCCGCGCCGAACGTCGAACCGCCGTCGGCGAAAAGCAAGAACAAGCGGAAAGTGGATTGACCATGGCGCGAGGCGATCTCGTTTCCCTGAGCGCGCTCAAAGCTCATCTCGGCATCCAATCCAGCGCCGACGACATTTTGTTGTCGAGCATGATCAGCCAGATCAGCCGGGCGATCTGCACCTGGCTCAATCGCGCCTTCCTCTGGCCGCGCGATGTCACCGACATTTTCGACGGCAATGGCGGCAACCGCATCCAGTTGCGCAACTGGCCCGTCGTGTCCGTCGCCTCGGTGAGCATCGACGGACAGAAGATTCCACAATCCAGCGATGGCCAAAGTTTTGGCTGGGTGCTCGAACCCGGCGACGACGAACCGCCGGGCGCCATGCAGATGGTCATGCTGCGCGGCGGCGTTTTTTCGCGCGGCTGGCAAAATGTCGCCATCGCCTATCGCGCCGGCTACCAGATCAGCAAGGAGCAGCAGACGGTCCCGGCCGCGGGGGCGCGGATCGCCGCCCTGCAGCCTTACGGCCCCTTCGCGGTCGATTGCGGCGTCGCCTATGCGTCCGGCGCCGCTTTCACGCCGGTCGTCGCCAATCCGGCGCGCGGCCAATATGTGGTCGACAGTTTTGGCGACTACGCTTTCGCGGCCGCCGACGCGGGCGCACAGGTGTTTCTCACCTACGGCTACGTGCCCCACGATCTCGCCGCCTGCGCCCTCGAATGGGCGGCTGATCGCTACCGTCACCGCGACCGGATCGGCATGGTGTCAAAAAGTCTGGGTGGGCAGGAAACCGCCGCCTATCGCATCACCGCCATGCCGGATTTTGTGCAGCAGAGCCTGCGCAACTTCGGCCGCATCATCGCGAACTGACATGCTGAACTTCAGCCTCGAAGGCGCCGCCGATCTGTCCGCCAGACTGGCCGCGCTTCCCGACGACCTGCGCGTCGCGCTCGCGGAAAAGATGGACGCGCTGGCGCAAGAGATTTACGCGCAGGTCGTCGGCGTAAACTTGAGCGGCGGCGTGCTCAACACGCGCAGCGGCGTTTTGCGCAATTCCATCCAGTTGCGCCGTGCCGACCAGGACAATGTGTTGTCCGTAGAGATCGCCAGCGATGGCGGCGCGCCTTACGACGCGATCCACGAATATGGCGGCAAGACCTCCGCCCACGAAATCATCCCGGACAAGGCGAAGGTCCTGGCCTTCATGTTCAACGGCAAGCAGACTTTCGCGCGCCGCGTCAACCATCCGGGATCGCAGATCCCTGAGCGCTCCTACCTGCGCAGCGCGCTTGCGGACAAGAGCGCTGATATCCGGCAGGCCATCGCCGAAGCTGTCGCCGAGGCCGTGAGCCGAGCAAAGGACGGGTCATGAACGCGCGCGAAACCATCATGGAAGCCTTGTGCGCGCAATTGGCGCAGGCCCGGTTTTCGGCGCCGATCAACGCCAACGACACCTGGGCGATGCTGTCGCGCCGTCTGAGATTGTGGAGCGATGTGTCGGCGGCCGATCAGCCCGCGCTGTTCGTCACCGAGCATGCGGAAAACATCGCCTTCGCCTCGGAAACCCTGCCGGGCAAAACCACGCTCAACGTCGATCTGTTTGTCTACATTTCGTCGGGTCAGGACCCGCAAACCATTCCCGCGCGCGATCTCAACATCGCGCTCGATGCGCTGACGGAAGCGCTCGCGCCGCCCCCCGGGTCCGACAGCCAGACTCTCGGCGGCCTCGTCTATCACTGCCGCATCGAGGGCCGCATCGTAAAGGACCCCGGCGACCTCGACGGCCAGGGCCTCGCGCTGGTCCCGCTCAAAATCCTCGCGCCCTGAGCGCCACCACAAGGAGCCATGTTCATGCCAAGCACAACTTCCGTCGCTTTCGGCTCGGGCGTTCTCATCGCCACGCCGTCGGGCGCCAATGCGACGCCGGTGCAGTTCGGCGCGCTCCAGGACGTCACGCTCGATTTCAGCTTTTCGTCGAAACAATTGTTCGGCCAGTATCAGTTCCCCATCGCCTTCGCGCGCGGCGAGGGCAAGATCAGCGGCAAGGCGAAATTCGCCAATATCGACGGCCCCCTCTACAATTCATGCTTTTTCGGCCAGACGCTCGCGGCCGGGCAAAAACTCTGGTCCTACAACGAGGCCGGCGCGGTCGCCTCGTCCTCGCCCTATACCTATGCGACGGCCAACGCCTCCGCCTTCGACGCCGATCTCGGCGTGGTCTATGCGTCGAGCGGCCTCGCCCTCACCCGGGTCGCCACCGCCCCCGCGGTCGGCCAGTACACGCTTGCCGCCGGCGTCTACACGTTCAACTCCGGTGATTCCGGCAAGGCCATTCTGGTTTCCTATTCCTACACCCAGACCGCCGCGGGCTCCGGCACGCGTGCGGTTCTGTCCAACAAGCTGATGGGCGCGGCCCCGACCTTTCAGATCGATTTTTACCAAACCAACGCCAACGCCACGGCGGGGCAATGGTCGTTGCGCCTCTACAATTGCGTGTCGACCAAACTGACGGTGGCGACGAAAATTCAGGATTTCGGCATTCCCGAGCTCGACTTCGAGGCCTTCGCCAATGCGGCGAACAATCTCGGCGAAATCAACACGGCGATCTGACATGCGCGCTGATCCCAAAATCGATTGCGCCAAGGCGCCGGTCGCCGCCCTGGGCGGCCAGGAATTCTTCATTCCTCCGCTGTCGCTGCGCCAGGCGCGCGTGGTCGTGCCCGGCTTGCTCAAACTGCTGCCACGTCTCAACGCCATCCAGGCGCGCATCGGCGCCGGCGATCCTCTCACGGCGGCGGAAATGGAACAGGACGATTTCGACCTGATGATCGATGTCGTTCACGCCGGCCTGTCGCGCGCCCATCCGGATTTCACCCGCGACGACCTGCTCGATCTCGAAGCCGGTTTTGTCGATCTCGCCGGCGCCCTCGCGATCATCGCCAGGCAGACCGGCTTGTTCACGCCAGGCGAGGCCGCAACGCCGGGGGAGTAGGCGAGGGCGCGCCGGACTTCGACCGGATCGTCGCCCATTACTGCCAGATGTCCGGCGAGGCCTGGACGGACGCGCTGGAAGACGAACTCACGTTTGCGCGCATTTTCGCCCGTAAGGCCTATTGGCGCGAAAATCCGCCGCCCGCCATGCTGCTGGCGATGGTCGCCGCAGGCATGGGCGTCTGGCGCCCAGAAAAGCAGCCGGAGAAGGATTTGAGCGCCCTGCGCGCGCTGTTCCCCTCGGGTCGCTTCTAAAACTTCGGGTGAACCATGGCCGATTCAAATGTTTCGATCTCCTTCGGCGCCGATGTCTCCGGCTTCCTCAGCGGCATTGCGCGCGTTTCGGCCGCCCTCCAGCAATTGCCCTCCGTCGCCAGCACGGCGCAGCAGGAAATCGCCCGCGCCAGTCTGGTCGCGATCAACGGCGAGATTGCCGCGGAGCGCGCCGGGTTCAGCCAGAAGGAGGCGCTCTACCGGGAGCTGACCAAGCTCAAGATCATGAGCGGCGGCGAACGCGTCGCTGCGACCCAGGCGGCGCTCGACGCCGAATATGCCGCCGAGCGGGCGCTGCTGCAGAAGGAATTGCAGATCGACAATCTGCGTCTGCCGCAGCGCCAGGCGGTGCTCAGCCGCATGCTGCTGCTCGACCAGCAATATGCGGCGAATAGCCAGCGTCTGATGCTGCAATCCGTCCAGCAGACGGTGGCGCCCTGGAGCCACATGATCGACGCGATGTCGTCATCCATGTCTTCGTCGCTCGCCGGCATGATCATGGGGACGAAAAATTTTCAACAGGCGATGCGCGGGGTCACGACGGCTTTGGTCAACCAATTCGTCAGGATGGGCGTCGACATGGTCGCCGATTGGACGAAAAAGCAGCTCGCCATGGCGGTGCTTGCAGTGTCTGTGGAAGGCCAGAAGACTGCTGCGGCCAGCGCCGGCGCCGCGGCGCGTGTCGGCATTTCCGCAGGCGAGGCCGCCGCTGGTCAGGCGACGATCTTTTCGTCGGTCCTGCGCAGCATCGTCGCCTCCGCCTCCGAGACATTTGCGGGCGTGTTCGGCTTCCTGTCGCCGATCATGGGCCCCGCCGCCGCCGGCCCCGCCGCAGCCGCGCAAGGCGCGGTCATGTCGGTCGCCGCCTTCGACATCGGCGCCTGGTCGATCCCGCACGACCAACTCGCCATAGTCCACCAGAACGAGCTCATCATGCCCGCTGCTGAGGCCAGCGCCTTCCGTTCGATGCTCTCCGGCCAGACCGGCGGCGCGGCGGCGCAAGGTGGCCCGAGCAGCGTCCACCTCAACGTCAGCGCGCTCGACGCCAACTCCGTCAGGAATTGGCTTGGCGCCAATTCGCGGCAGATCATGAAAGCCATGGACCAGGCCGTGCGCAATGGCGATCATCTCGGTCTGCGTCGTCTGGCGCGCTGAGCCATGGCGCAAGTTTTTGGCGTTTGCCTGCTCCCGGCCACGGGCGAGTTCACCTATGACACGCTGCCGGCGCAGGGCAAGAAATCCACGGCGAGCGCTTATTCGCCCATCAACGCCTACCTCGTCCCCAATGGGACGAAATCGGATTATTCCTACGCGCTCGACCAGCTCGCGGCGGCGCATCCGGAATGCCAGACGGTGGCTCTGGTCTGCGCCTGGTTCGGCGATTCCACCGACGCCGCGACGTGCAGAATCTATCCCGCGACCAACTATATCGGCGGCGCCTTCCAGACTTTTGTCGCCAACGCCTGGGCCGCCGCGAACTGGAACGTGTCCGGCCTGACACAATCCTCATCCGGCCTCATTCCGATCTCGACCGACAGCGGCGCCGCAATCTACGGCGGCACGCCTTCCGATCAAAGCGTCGTGCGCTGCATCCGCGATCTGCGCGCCAGAGGCTATCGCGTCGTCTTCTACCCGTTCATCCTGATGGATGCGCCGGGAAAGCCCTGGCGCGGCCGCATCGGCCTCGCCACGGACCTGAGCGCAACGACAACGCAAGCCATCCAAATATTCCTCGGCGCGGCGACCGCAGCGCAATTCACGCGCGACGCCACGAACCTGACGGTCGCCTATAGCGGCTCACCGACTGACTTCACCTATCGCCGCTTCATCCTGCACTATGCAAATCTTTGCGCAGTCGCGGGCGGCGTCGATCTCTTCCTGATCGGCTCGGAATTGCGCGGCCTCGAAATCTTGCGTGGTCCGAATTGGACGCCCGCCGGAACCACCGACGCCAACGGTCACGCCCAATGGGATTATCCGTTCGTCGCCGGCCTGACCCAACTCGCGGGCGATGTGCGCGCCATCTTCGACGGCGGGGGTTTTTCGCGCGACAAGACCAACCATAAGAACCTGATCGCCTATTCCCCAGATTGGTCGACCTGGAACGGTTGCCAGCACCCTGGCGCCAACGGGCAATGGCCGCATCTCGACCACTTGTTCGCATCCCCAAACATCGATCTGGTCGCTTTCGACAATTACCTGCCGCTGTCCGACTGGACGCTCGGCGATGGCGGCCTCGACTGCCACAACTGGAGCGCGCCCGCGCCAAAAACCTGGCCGCCGGCGCCTGCGGAAATGAACGGCTTCGCTCTGCTCGGCCAACCCACGCTGCGCAACGCCCATTATCTCGCCGCCAACATCGAGGGGGGCGAGGGCTTCAACTGGTTCTATGACAGCAGCGACACGAACGGCGTCGGCCTCGACCCGCTTGGCACCGACCAGCGCTGCACCCGCCCCAGCGGCGATCGCCTCACACAGACGCGTCACGCCTTTGCCGCCAATCAGCAATTGCTGATGCGAAAAGGCCTGCGCTGGTGGTGGAACAACACGCATCGCGCCGTCTACGACAATGGCGATGGAACCGGCTGGAGCCCGCATGGACCGGCGACGGCCTGGGCTCCCCAGTCAAAACCAATCGTCTTCGCCGAATACGGCTTTGCCAGCGTGGACCGTTGCACCAACCAGCCCAACGTTTTCTACGATGAGAGATCGAGCGGAAGCGCCACGCCGTTCTGGTCGCTGTGGAGCGGCGCGATCGGCATCGGATGGAAGCCCCTTCGCGATGACGCCCTCGCCGATCTCGCCCTGCAAACCGTTTACGATTACTGGAGCGCGAACAACGCAACGTCCTCGGCGGGCGTCCCGATGCTCCTCACATCGTTCTGCTGCGCCTGGAACTGGGACGCGCGCCCGTTCCCGGCCTTTCCGCTCGACACGGACGTTTGGGGCGACGGCGGCAACTGGGCGACAGGCAACTGGATTGCAGGCAAGGGGCCGTCGTCCGCGCCGCTGACGCCCGACGCTCCGCCCGCGCCGAAAAACGTCGTCACCTTTCCCATTCTCAGGGGGCAGGGCTGGAGCGCAAAATACAGGCCCTATTTCGCGACCCGTGTCCACGCGCATTCGAGCGGCAGGGAAGTGCGCGCCGCGCGCCGCATCAATCCGCTGTACGACATCGAGCTGACCTTCGATCTTTTGCGCGGAGATGCTGCCCATCCAGAAATACAGGCGGTCATCGCTTTCATCGCCGCTCATGCCGGTCAAGCGCAGGCGTTCCTGTTTGCGCCGCCTCAAAACCTGGCGCAGGTCACCGGCGCGCCGGTCGGCGTCGGTGACGGCGTCGCGAAAGATTTTGCTCTGACGCGGATCTTCGCGGGCTTCACCGAAACCGTCCAGGCGCTGATCGGCGCGCCGACCGTCTATCTCGACGGCGTGGCGCAGTCCGCAGCCGCCTATGCCGTGTCGATCTTTCCGGCGACGCTCACCTTTGTCATCGCCCCCGCGCCTGGCGCCGCCGTGACGGCGGATTTCACCGCCGCGCATCTCGCGCGCTTCGTCGATGACGCCTGGGAGCTCGAGCAATTCATGACCGATCTCTGGGAAACAAAGACCCTCAAACTGGAAACGGTGCGCGCGTGAGCCCTCCCATCTTCCCGACCCTCCCCGGCCAGGGCTGGAGCATTAAGAAGACGCCGAGTTTTTCCACCCGCGTCGCCTCGCACGCCTCGGGACGCGAGGTGCGCGCGTCGCTCTATGCTCATGCGCTCTACCAATTTGAGTTGTCCTTCGACGCCCTGGACTCCAGCGGCGCCAACGCCAGCCTGCAAGCCAAATCGCTGCAAACGCTCATGGGTTTTTGGCTGACCTGCGGCGGCCAGCAGGGAACCTTTCTCTACGTCGACCCGACCGACAATGTGGTCTCTGCCCAGGTCATCGGCGCGGGCGACGGCGCGACCAAGCGCTTCACCTTCGGTCGCTCGATCGGCGGCTATTTCGAGCCGGTGAGCTACGTCACCGCGGTCAGCAGCGTGACAATCGCCGGCGCGACGACGTCCGCCTTCACGCTCACGGCGCCGAACCTGATCGACTTCACAACGGCCCCTGCGAATGGCGCGCCCATCGCGGCCAGTTTCGCTTACGCCTTCCAGTGCCGGTTCCTCGAAGACCAGGCCGAATTCGAAAACTTCGCCTCCGGTCTCTGGAAGATCGACGGCCTGAAATTCCGTCAGGTGCGCTGAATGAAATCCGCTCCCGCCGCCCTCATCAGCTATCTCAACGGCTTGCGCCCGACATCGGACGCCCCGCTGCTCTCGGCCGAATGTTTTACAATCTGGCTGTCGACGGGCGCGATCCTGACCTACACCGATCTCGACACCCCCGTTGCGCTGAATGGTTTCACCTATCTCGCCAACTCAGTTCTGATCTCCGGTCTGAAATACAAGGCGAGCTGCGGCGTCAACGTCGACAGCCAGCAGGTGATGATGTTTGCAAGACCGACCGACACGATCGGCGGAATCCCGTTTCTCCAGGCGGTGCAGCAGGGCGTGCTCGATGGCGCCGCGATCCAGCGTGAAAAAGTGTTTTTCAGCGATTGGAGCACGCCGATCGGCTCCGTCATCCTGTTCAAGGGACGCGTTGCCCAGATCGACGCGATCGGCCGCGTCAGCGCCCAGGTCACCGTCGCCTCGGACATGGTGCTGCTGGATATCGACATGCCCCGCAACGTTTACCAGGCCGACTGCCAGCACGTCCTCTACGATGCGCAATGCGGCCTTGCGGCGGGAACCTATTCAACGGCGGGCGCGGTCGGCGCGGGATCGACACAGATCGCCATCATGTGGAGCGCCGCCGCTCCGGAATACCAGCAGGGCACCATCGCCTTCACTTCCGGCGCCAACACCGGCGCCAATTTGACGATCAAGTCCGCCGGTGAAGGCCGACTGGTCCTATCCTATCCGCTGCCCTATCCGCCGGCGACAGGCGACGCCTTTGTCGCCACTTACGGCTGCGACCGCACCATGGGCACATGCAAGGATCGCTTCAACAATCTTTGCAAGTTCCGAGGGTTTCCGTTCGTGCCGCCGCCGCAGATCGTCACGGGACCGCTGTCGTCGGTCACCAGCGGCAGCGCCAAGGGCGGAAAGTAACGGCGGAAGGAGGACGCTCATGCCCCAAGCCCATGAGCGCCAAAGCGTTGTCGCCGAGGCGCGCAAATGGCTGCTCACGCCCTATCGCCACGCCGCCGATATTCGCGGCGTCGGCGTCGATTGCGGCATGTTCATCGTGCGCGTGTTCGTGGATCTCGGCCTCACCCCGCCCTTCGATCCACGTCCTTACGCGCCCGACTGGATGATCCATCGTAACGAAGAGAAATACCTCGAATTCTTCGATCGCCGTTGCAGGCGCGTTCAAGAACCCCAGCCCGGCGACATCGTCCTGTTCCGCTATGGCCGCAGCTATTCGCACGGCGGCATCGTGACCGAGGCAGATCCGCTCGCGATCATCCACGCCTATCACGACGCCGGCTGCGTCGTGGAGGAAAGGCTGTCGCAAAATCCCGCCCTGACCGATCCCCGGCGCAAGCTCGCCTGGTTTTCGATCTGGCCCCAACCGGAGTTCTAGCCGATGGGCTTTCTCGGCGCCGGAAACGCCAACACCCAGATCACCAAATATTCTGGCATCCAGGTCCAGACGACGTCGAGCTGCGTGCCCGTGCCCATCGTCTACGGCGCCAATGTGCTCGCACCCAATTGCTTCTGGTACGAGAACTTCAGGGCGTTCGCGCAAAGCGCAGGCCGCAAGGGTGGGAAAGGCGGCGCGAAGGGATATAATTACGCCTGCTCCATCATGATGGGCATTTGCGAGGGGCCGATCGCCGGCATAGGCCAAGTCTGGCAAACTTCAAGCACGACAACCAGTCTGATCTCGCTCGGACTTAGTCTGTTCAAGGGCGTCTCTCCCCAGGCCGTCTGGTCCTATCTCGCCACGGCCTTTCCGAGTCAGGCCCTGACCTATCCCGGCGTCGCCTATGTCGCCAGCGCCAACTACAATCTCGGCGCCTCCGCGAGCATCGGCGATAACAATTTCGAGGTGCATGGCGTTCTCTACGGCTCCGGCGTCAACGGCGTCGACGCGGATCCGGCGCAGGTCATTTCCGATTTCCTCACCAATCCGCAATATGGCGTAGGCTTCCCCGCCGCTTCCATCGACGCGACTTCGCTTTACGCGAATGCGGGCGACAGCTCCTACCAGACCTATTGCTGGGCCAATTATCTCGCCATCAGTCCGGTCCTCAATATGCTGGAGACCGCGTCGTCCATCCTGACGCGCTGGCTCAAGCTGACCAATGCGACGGCGGTGTGGTCTGGCGGCATGCTGAAGATCATCCCATACGGCGATAGCCCCGTGGCCGGCGGCTCTGCGACGTCGCAAAAAACCTGGACGCCGAACCTCGTTCCCATCTACGACCTAGGCGACGAGGACTTCCTCAACGTCGAAGGCGAGGATCCCGTCAAAATCACGCGCTCCGACCCTTACGCCACATATAACCAGCAGGCGATTGAAATCCAGGCCCGCTCGGATTCCTACAATACCGGCCCCGTCGTCGCCTTCGACCAGGGCGCCATCAACCGCTACGGTCGACGCATCGGCTCGACCGTCGCCGCTCACGAAATTTGCGACGCGGTAACGGCGCAGACCTCGGCGCAATTGATCCTCCAGCGCGGCCTCTATATTCGCAACACATTCAGCTTCAAACTGTCGATGGAGTTCTGCCTCCTCGAACCCATGGATCTCGTCACACTGACCGACGCGGCTCTTGGGTTGAATGCAACCGTGGTGCGGATCGTTGAGATCGAAGAGGATTCCGAAGGCGCGCTCACGATCACCGCGGAGGAATTCCCGCAAGGCGTGGCCACGGCCACGCGCTATCCGACCCAAGTTCGGACCAATGGCGCGCCCGACGCCAATGCGGCCGCGCCGCCCATCAACACGCCGCTCATTATCGAACCGCCGCCATCTCTCACCGGCGGCGTCGTGCAGGTGTGGATCGGCGCCAGCGGCCGGAAGGGCGATCCGAACTGGGGAGGATGTTACGTGTGGGCATCGCTCGACGGCGCCTCGTACACCCGCGTCGCGACAGTCTCTTCTCCGGCGTCGCAGGGCGTTCTCCTCGCCAGCCTGCCAGCCTATGGCGGCGCAAATCCCGATGCCTCCAATTTGCTCAACGTCGATGTGTCGCAAAGCGCTGGCGTTTTGGACTCAGTTTCCGCGACGGCTGCGGCGGCAGGGGTCACGCTTTGCTACGTCGATGGCGAATACATCAGTTTCGCCACAGTGACGCTGACGGGGCCGGATCAGTTTTGCCTCTCGCAGCTCTATCGCGGTCTCGCGACTCTTCCGGCCGGCGCGCACGCCGCGGGCTCAGCCTTTTGTGCGCTGGATTCGGCGATCCTGCGCTATGACCTTTCGCCTTCGCAGATCGGCCAAACCATTTACCTGAAGTTTCAAAGCTACAACATCTTCGGCGGCGGCCTTCAGGACCTGTCCACCTGTGTCGCCTACAGCCACAAGATCGCGGGCGTCGGCGCCATCGGGTCCGTCACGGCCAGCCTGTCGGTCGGCGCGCCACTGGACTTCGGACTGGTCGTCCAGCCTATCGCCGAGACGGACGACTTCGGCGACTTGTCGTCGCAGGTCAACGCGCTGATCGATCTCGGAACGCTTTCCAACTGAGTCAGGGAAACCAGATGTCCGTTCAATTGAAGCGCCGCCGCGACACGGCGGCGAATGTCGCCGCTTTCACCGGCGCGCAGGGCGAACTCATTGTCGATATCACCAACAATCGCCTGACGGTCCACGATGGCGTGACCCCTGGCGGCTGGCCGCTGGCGAAGTTGGCGGACGTGGGCGCCGGGACGCTGACGACGCGCTCGACGGTCGCCGACGCGAATTACGTCATTGTCACCACGGATCGGATGATCGGCGTCTCCGCGCTTTCGGCGCCGCGCACCCTGACGCTGCCATCTGCGGCGAGTTTTCCAATCGGCGTCACCCTCGGCGTGTTCGACGAAAGCGGTGTGGCCTCGTCGACGATAACGGCGACCATCGCAGCCAGCGGCTCCGACAAGATCGACGGCGCGGCGTCTGTCGCCATCAATTCGCCTTACGGGTTCGTCCTGCTGCAAAGCGACGGATCGACGAAATGGACGCTGGTGTCGCGCGCGGCGTCCAGTCTTCCGGCGGTCGGCGTCGGAACACCAGCCGATGCGAACAATCCACTGTCGGTCTATGGCGCTTCCGCGTTGTTCAATGGGAGCAGCTTCAACGTCGCAATCAACAAATCGGCCTCCGCCAACACAGCTTCCATTCTGTTCCAGGACGCTTACTCCGGGCGCGCGCAAATCGGCCTCGCCGGCGACGACAACCTGCATGTAAAAGTTTCGGCGAACGGTTCGAATTGGACGGAAGCCTTTGTGGTCAACGCCGCCACGGGTCAGCCGACTTTCCCGCAGGGCATTGCCGCGGGCGCCCCCGCCGGTTTTCGCAATCGCCTTCGCAACGCCAGTTTGACCATCAACCAGCGCGCGGTCTCGGGGACTGTGACCCTTGCGGCCGGCGCCTATGGTCACGACGGCGTCAAGGCGGGCGCGAGCGGCGCCACCTACACGTTCGCGGCCACCGGGGTCGACACGACGATCACGATAACCTCGGGATCGCTGATCCTGCCGATCGAGGCTTCTCTGGTCGAGGGTGGCTCCTACGCCTTGTCCCAGGCGGGAACCGCCCAGGCGCGCGTCTGGCAAGGCTCGGGCTATTCGGGGTCGGGGAGCTACGCCAGTCCGCCCTTCGTCTCGACGCAACTGGCCGCCGCGACCCAAACAAACGTCGAATTTTCGACAGGCACGATTCTGAGGCCGCAGTTCGAGCCCGGGACCGTGGCGACGTTGTTCGAGCGTCGACCGGTGGCGGTCGAGATGGTGATATGCCAGCGCTACTACGTTTCATCCTATCTCGCCGGGATCGCGGCGGGGGCGGCGTCACAGGACTCGAGCGCCATCTTTCTAGCCAACGGTCCGGCCTCGGACGCCTCCAGCTATGCCACCATCAACATCGCGTTCGCCACTCCGATGCGCGCGACGCCATCGCTTACGGTCTACAACGCCCACACTGGCGCAACATCTTCCGTCTATCTGCAAAACGCTGCGGCGTCGGTGGCGGCCAATTTCGTGACCGCCAATCAGATCAACGCGTGCATCATGCTGATGGGAGTGTCTTTCCAGGCGCGTGATGTCGCCAAAATGCACTTTACCGCGGCTGCGGAGCTTTGATCGATGACGTACACATATTCGCTCACAAATTCCGCTCTCGCCCATGACGCACAGACGGTGGTCCGATCAGACGGCGCCTGCATTCCGGTTGATTCCGCGAATACGGATTTCCGAACCTATCTGGCGTGGATTGACGCCGGCAACACGCCGACCCCGCCCACGAAAGCCGCGATTGTTCCGGCGCAAGCCTCTTGCCGGCAGTTCTTCCAGGCTGCGGCGCAAGAGGGCATTATAACGCAAGACGAGGCGATCGCCCTGCTTGCCGTTGGCGCGATTCCCCCAAGTCTTTCCGCGGCTGTCGCCAGCCTGCCGGCCGCGCAGCAATTTGCCGCCAAGATGGCCATTCTGGGCAACCAGACCTTTGAGCGTTCAAACGCGCTGATTGTCGCCCTTGGCGCCGCCATGGGCAAAACCGACGCCGACCTCGACGCCCTGTTCACGTTGGCCGCCACGCTCTGAACGACAAGGCGGCGCGGCAAAATATTCGGAGCCTCCTATGGAATGGAAAAACCCGGACGGGTCAGTCACCCGCGGCATTGTCATCGAAGACGGCGCCGGCAACAAGGTCACGAGCTTTAGCGGTGGCGGCGGCGGCGGCTCCAACGCCAGCGTCGGCGCCTCCGGCTCGGCGGCGCCGACCAGCGCCACGGAGATCGGCTTCGTCAACGCCCTCGGCAACCTCGCCGCCGTCGCCTCTGCGAACCCTTTGCCGGTCACCTTCAGCGCCGGCGTGACGACCACCGATAGCGGCGCGTCCATCACCGGCGCCGTCATGCCCACCGGGGGCTCCGGCCTGACCGGATGGCTTTCCGCCATTTGGTCGAAATTGTCGGGAACGCTGAGCGTGAGTTGGTCGGGGCAGTCGGTCGGCGTCTCCTCCCTGCCCAGTCTTCCCGTGGGCTCCAACGCGATCGGTTCGGTCAGTGTCTCGAATTTCCCGGCGACCCAGGCGGTCAGTTGGTCGGGTCAAAGCGTCTCGCTGAGCGGAACGCTTCCGGCTTTCGCGACGACCCCGAGCTTCAATATCGCCAATGCGATTCCCGCCGGCGCCAATGTCATCGGCTCAGTAAATCTCGCCCTCGGCGGCGCCGCGATCTCTGCGAGCAATCCGGTCGCAACCACCGAAACCTACGCCAATCTCGCCACAGGCCAGATCAGCGTCGCGAGTTCGGCGACGCAGATCGTTCCCGCCCGCGCCGGCCGCAAGGAAGTCACCATCGCCAATCACGGGACGACCGCCGTCTACATCGGCGGCTCCGCGGTCACGGCGGCAACCGGCCTGTTCCTTGCCGGCGTGCAGGGCCAGGGCATCACCATCACCGGCGGCGCCGCCGTCTATGCGATCACGGCTTCGGGCTCCCAGACCGTTTCATTTTTCGAGGTCTACTGATGCGCCTTGTCCGATTTTCGCTCACAGCCCTGATGCTGGCGTCAGCGCAAGTCGCAGGGGCGGGGCAGGAAAACAAACCGTCGCTTTTCGCCGCCCAGCGCCTCTACAACGCCGGCGGCGCGACCATTTTGGGGGGCGGTGCTCATCTCGCCGGACCTGGCCGGCGCTATATCCAGCCGGCTTTGGTGAACAATTACGCGGTCGCCTTCGGCGATTCCCGCACGGCGAATTCGACCATTTTTCCTCCCTGGAATGCCGCCGCCGCTACCTTCACCGCGTCGACCGACTACTCGAACGGTCATGCGGGCTGGCTCTTCCCCCTCTCCGGCAACAGGTATCTGGCCGAGATCGGTTGGAACTATGGCGTCGGCGCGCAAACCACCGCCGGCATAGCTGGACGCCTGAATGCGACGACCCAATATTGCAGCGACGCCTCGACCATCGGCTACGCCTGCTTTAATGGCGCCAACGCGACTTTGACCACGGCGATCACCCCGAATCCAAGCTCGCCGCTCACGATCGCCCTCTCGGGCCTTTCCGGCGCCCCGGCGGCCGGCGACTACATCACCATCGCCAATGCGACCAATTACGGCTGTCAGATCACCGATTACAACAGCGCGACTCCGAGCGTCACCGTGCCGGCGAACTGCATCACCGCCTCCACGACGGCGGGCTCCGCAGTCGCGCTCGCCCATCCCGCAGCGGTCTCGGCGTTTACCACCTACGCGCCGTTCAACGGCACCAGCTCCGCCGGCGCGACCATCACCGACCTCGACACCAATAAAGCCAATGGCGGCGCCTATTTCGGCGGCGCCTATTCCATCGTGACGGATCCCGCGCAAACCATTTTCCTGCTCGCCGGCACCAACGATGGCAATCGAGGCGCGGTCAACGCCATTTCCGCTCTTCAGGCGATCTTCGACGCCTTCGGCCCGACGGCGGCCAACAAGATCGTCATCGTCGGCGACGAGGTTCCGCGCGGTCTCGCCGAAGGCTTTTCGAACGCCAATAAGAGCGCGCTGGGCGCGCCCGAGGTTTGGACCATTCCTTCCGCATCCCCTTACACGGTGGAGGTTTACAACTTCGCGAATTACTGGGACACCCAACAGGTGTTTTACGCGCCCTGCGGCGCGACGACGACGGGAACGCCGGCCAACACCTATTCGTGCGGAACGGGAGCTTCCGGTGTAACGTTCAGCCCGGGCGTCAGCGATGGCGTCGCTCTGACGCCCGTCGCCTCCGCGCCCGCACAAGGGCAATATGCGGTCAGCAACGGCGTCTACACTTTCAACAGCGCCGACGCCGGCAAGAAGATCGCCGTCTACTACAGATGGAAATCGAACAACGCGCCTGCGGGGTCCACCTATCTGACGACGATCCACAATTGGTTGAGCGCCACCTCGTGCGGCTCATGGACCGATCCGACTTCAGGGACGACCTATCCTGGCTTGTCCGGCGCGCAATGCCCGGGACTCTATCCCTGGGTCCACGTCGCCCCGACCTGGAGCGCGCATCTGGACCCCGCGTCGGTCGCCTCCGGAGGCTATTATTTCAACCTGCCTTACACGTCGGTGGACGGCCTCCATCCAACCCCGTACGGCGGCGCGCTGCTCGCCAACGCGATGTTGCAGGCGGCGAGCCAGACATCGGCCATTCCGACCAGCCAACCGTTCACGCCCGCCGCCGCGCAAAACTATTTCTTCTACGCCACAAGCGTCACTTCGACGTCGGCGCAGACATCGACATGCTCGGCCACGACCAAGAATTACTATCTTTCCAACGTTTATGTCGGCGGCACGGCTCTGACCGCGATCCCGCAGGCGACCGCGCAAAACATATTCAAGACGGGATCGAAACTTTACTTCTCCAACACGCTGCAGTCGCCGTTGAACGGAGCGACGGTCGCTTGCGTGGATGCTGCGAACGGCCTGGTGCAAATGGCTTCCGCCAACAGCGCTTCGAACATGTCCGGTTCGCTCTACAATTGGGGCTTCGTGCAAAACGACAACACAAGCCCCGCCTCGTTCATCGGCGACAGCATCACCGGTCCCAACGTCTACGCGCTTCAAACGAATACCGCCTCGCCGCTCGCCAATACCGGGACGCCATCCGGCTCCGGGATCGGCGCGACCGTCCTCAAGGGCGTTCCTTACGGCTGGACACTCGCCGTGGACTCTGGGTCGACGGCGGCGCTTTCCCAGGGCGTCCTCGGGCTGTCCTATGGTGTGGAGCAAAATCCATTCGGCGACGGCAATGATGATTTTGTTCTTCAGTTGCAAGGATACGCCGGTTCCGGCGCGCCCCAGGTGACCTTATCCCAGATTATCCAGGCTCCAATCGCCACGGCCTACACCGCCGGCCAATCCCATCGCGCCATTTGCCGGGTCAAGATCTCGGCTGGCGCCAACGGCCACCTCTACGGCGTGAAAGGCGTCGCGCTGCAATATTACGACCAGGTGACAGGCGGAACCTTCACGCCGCCGGGTCTGGCGTCGAACACCTATACCACCTGGTCGGCCCGCCATGGCGCGGGCGCAGTGGAATTCAACGACGCCAACATCGCTGCAGGGGCTCCGGGCGTCACGAGCACGAGTCTTGGCAATGTCCTGACGCTCGACGAATTGACCCCAATCGCCTCGGTGCAGGGAGCGGGGACGTTCAGCGCGCAACTCGCCTTCTACGTCACCTTCGCCGCAGGCGATCCTGTGTCCGCAACCATCCGGCTGCAATCATGCCGCGCCATGCAGGTGTCGCAATGACCACGACCTACAATCTTCGCGCGTCCAACAACGCCACGTTCATGTGGACACGCGACTTCTCGGCCCTCGCTCATGTCTATGGCGTTGCTGGCTCCACCATTCGCATGCAGGCGCGGCTGACCGCGTTTGCGGCCGATCCGCCCGTTTACGAATGGTGCTCGGCCAACATCTCCGGCGGCATGGTGCGGTTCGATGCGTCGACCGGCCTCTGCGTGTTCTCCGCGCCGGCCTCGGATATGGCGCAAATGCCCCCTCGTCTCGTCTATGACTGTCGGCTGGAATTGACGAGCGGCGCCATCGTGCCGTTGTTCTCCGGACGTCTCGCCTTCTCTCAAGGCGTCACGCGGTCCGCCTCGGACCTCGCCGCGACGGGACAGGCGCTGCTTGGCGATACGGTCGCTGTCGACGGCGAGACATCGGCGACGCCCTCTGTCTTGCCGGTGGCGATGACGGCGGCTGTCTCTGCGATCCAGGCGTCTGTCCAGGCGGCCGCCGCCAGCGCCGCCGGGGCTGCTGACCGCGCTACGGCGGCGGCCCAGAGCGCTGTCGCCGCCGCGCAAAGCGCAGCGGCCGCCGCTCAAAGCGCGGCGGCCGCGGCGTCTGCAAGCGTCACGCCCGCTGCCTTGACCGCGTGTTTCGCCGCGCTTTCTCCCTCTCAGATGGTGGCCTTGGCGCAATTGCTCATCGCCGCCGTGCCCAATATGTCTTCCGGCTCCGTTCCTGTCGCGGGCGGTCAAGCCTTCGTTGACGCCTCGGGCTTTCTCGTTAGAGCGATATGATCATGATCATCAGATTCATCCTTGCCTCGATCTTCGTTTCCACCGCCGCCTTCGCCGCGGGGAACCCCGTGCTCGGCATCTCCGAAGGCGGGACCGGAACCTCGAGCGGCCCCGCCGCTGTCCCCTTCACCGCTCCGGGCGGGATCAGTTCGGCCTCCGCGCTGTCGCGCGCCGGTCACCATCTCAACGTGATCGACGATTTCGGCGCCAAGGGCGACGGGCAGTGGCCCTATTTGGCCGTGACCTGCAACACTGGGAGCTCCACGATCAGCTTCGCGTCGGCGACATGGGCGAGCAAGACCTATACGCCCGCTTTCTCTGCCGGCGATGTTGGCAAGATTATCGCGATTCCCGGCTGTGGCGGGAAGTGGCTCGCTTATGGACCCGTGACTGTCTCCTCGGCCGGGTCGGGCTATGTTCATGGGGCAATCATCACTCTGAACGGAGGGACAGGCCCAGAAGCGATTAAGGTCATGGTGACGGCCACGACAGCAAGCGACAGCGTCAGCGCGGGCGGCGTCGCCTCCGCTGTGCTTTACAACCCCGGCATTTTCACCACGACCCCGTCAGGCGTTTTGTCTCAGGCTTCCACGAACGGGTCCGGGACTGGCGCGACGTTTACGGCGCCGAACTTCACCTCCGTTTTGTCCGCGACCATTCAGGCGGTCAATTCCTCGTCGAGCGTTACGCTGTCGACCAGCGCGACGGCGTCGAAAGCCGGCGTGGCGCAATTCGTCACCTACGGCCATGACGACCAGCCAGCGTTCGCGTCCGCGGTTTCGGCGATGATCGTGAACCCCACGCGCGGTTCGCGGCTTTACGTCCCGACGCCTCCAGGGCAGGGCTATGTGTTCGGCTCGCAGCTCACGCTTCTCGGAACGAGCGCAACGCCCTACGATTATGAAAACTCCGTCACCATCGAGGGTGATGGGCGCGCATCCACAATCCGCGCGGCCGCCGTGATGGACAGCGTCATCCAGAAGGATGCGGTCTGGAGCCGCGGTTACCGCGTGGCCGGTCTTCAGATCGACGCCGCCGCCATGGCGATCCATGGCGTCAGCATTTTGAATGGTCAGAACCATTACATCGACCATAATTGGATCACGAATGCGGCTCCAGGCGGGTCGAATGTGTTCTTGGCCCTGGGGGGCGCGAGCGCGGGCACGAGCACTGTCAGCGACAACTATATTCTGAACGATTCCTCCGTGATCCCCGACGTCGCGCATATGCCCACGTTCGCCCTGAATGTTGAAAGCCCCGACAATAACATCATGTTCAACTTCATGGTGAATGGGGCTTATTGTCAGGTCTTCGACAACGGGGCAAACAATCATTATATCACCAACCACGGATACGCATACCCAGCCTCGGTCAATTCTCCCTATAATATGTGCGCGCGGGGCGCCTCAACCTGGGTCGGGAACACGTCGGGCGGCGGAACGACGGTAGCCGGCTACTACGTCACCGGCTATTCCCCGCACCTGACCGGCAACCACGCGCAGGACACGCAGATCGGCTATCTCATCGCCAATGGTGTGCAGGGCGCGCAACTCGTCGGCAATTGGGCGGATGAAGGAAGCGTCGCCATCGCGATCCAGCAGAACGGCGGTCCCGGGATCAACACCTTTGTCGCAGCCAACAGCGGGAAGCAGCCTGTCTATCAGAACTTCAACGGCGGCTTTTTCTCTGGCTTGAGCCAGCATGTGACCGGCGGCGCCAGCGGTCCTCTGGGCTGGCTGGGCTCCTATGGCAATGCCAATGGGCAAGGCAATTTCGCGCTGGGGACAGGGATTGACGACCATTACCGCAAGGGGTGTTTTCTGCGCTCGTCGGTCGGGTTCAACGCATGGAGCGGCGATAGTCAGGTCGTCGACTGCGTCATGTACGGGTCCGGAACCGGTTCGACCAACATCACGTCGACCGGCAACGCCGCGCTGTCCGGCGCCAACGAAATTCTCGTCCCGTTGAACATCCCATCCTCCGAAGACGTGACGGTCAAGCTTCACGCCTATTGCTCAACGCAGGATTATGGCTATTGGACGGTCAATTTCGGACTGGCCGCCAACAAGAGCGCTGGCGGCGTCCAGTTCGAGGGCGCCACCGGATTGACGACCACGGCGCCGACCTTCACGGCGGTTCGCAAGTCCTCGGGCGCATCGTCCTGGACGCCAGCGGTCGTACTCGATACGACGAACGGCGCTGCATACCTCACTGGAACCGGAACCTGCACCGGCGGCAAAACCATCTATTGGGTCGCCGATGTGCACATCGTCGAAACCGGCGCCGGCGTGAATTGATGAGCGGGCGCGGGCGCGTTCGACGCCCTTTTGAATGATCCCATCAAGATCTTGATGTTGGCGGCGCGCTCGGCGCCGTCTTGAACATCGACGACGTTCCGCGTCTGGCGGTCCACTCGCTCTTTCAAAGGAAAAATCCGTGACCTTCCTGACCGATCCGCGCGGGTTCGCCGTCGCGGAATTCAAGACGCATGTCTCGACGCTTAAATGGGCCAACTGGCGCCCGCAATTCGTGACCCTGCACAACACCGCCGAACCGAATCTCAAACAGTGGGCGCATTTCGGTCTCGGCAAGGCGCAGGGCGCACAACGCATTCGCAATCTGAACGCCTATTACAGGAAATTGGGTTGGCACAGCGGACCGCACCTCTTCGTCGCGCCGGATTTCATCTGGATCGCTTGCGATCTGGAGCAGGATGGCGTTCACGCGTCCTGCTTCAACAAGACCTCCATCGGCGTGGAAATGGTCGGCGATTTCTCAACGGAGGCTTTTGACAGCGGCGATGGCGCCAAGGTTCGGGACAACGCTGTCGCGGCGGTCGCCGCGCTCTATGGCGTCCTCAAGCTCGATCCGGCGACGCTGCGTTTCCACCGGGAATGTAAGAGGGATCACCACGATTGCCCTGGCGCGCGCGTCGACAAGCCGGATTTTGTCGCGCGGGTAAAAACGGCTCTGGCGGCATGAGCGCGGTGGAGCTTTTCGCGGAGCTGCGCGAGCTCGCGGGTAAGAGCGCCCGCCGTCTGGAGACGACCATGGACAACAAGGCCTACCAAGCCGCCGCGGCGACCATTGTGAAATTCTGGACGACGCGCGGGTTAACCCTCGAACAGGCCTGCGGCCTGCTCGCCCAGGCCGACGCCGAAAGCGCGCTGAACGCCAAGGCGGTGGGCGATCATGGCGGGGCCTTCGGACTCCACCAATGGCATGCCGCGCGCATCGACGCCATTCGCGACGGCTGCGGAGTCGATCTGCGCGAAACACCGCCTCTCGACGACCAGCTGAAGGCGGCGTTCTGGGAGCTGACGCACACAGAGAAGCGCGCGTGGACGGCGATCAGGCAGACGAAAAGCGCCTACGACGCTGGCTATGCCGCATGTCGTTTCTGGGAGCGGCCCGGCGCGCCCGGTCAATGCGCCAAGCGTGGCCAAAGAGCTGAACACTGGGAAGGTTACTTCTCCAGACATCTGGTCGCCTGACCGACCAACCTGCGCTCGGGCGCCGGCCGGCGATGCGCGGCCATGACGACGCCGGCGGTCCTGAAAGGAAATCAATATGAACAACAACCTGCTCGCCAGGACGGCGTCCGCGTGCCTGCTGTTCCTCGGCATGGCTTCCGCCGCTTGCGCCGGCGATGCGGCCTCGCCCGCCTCTGTCGTTGTGCCTTGGGGCGATTGGGTGTCGTCGGCTCTGGCCTCTCTTGGCTCCATAGCCATCGCACTCCTGTCTTTCGTCGTGGCCAAATGGGCCCCCGCCTATGTCAAGGTGCTGCTGACGGACGATCTGATCGCCAAGGCCGTGAATTACGGCGTCGGCGCGGTGGAGGGCGCGGTTCACGGCAAGACTTTGACGCTCGAAACGACCAACCTCGTCCTGGCCGCCGCCGAACGCTATGCGGTTGCATCGGCGCCGGCGATTTCCAAATGGCTCGGCGTCAACCTGCGCCCGCTGATCCTTGCGAAGCTGTCCGCGCTGGGCGTTGTTCCTGCCGACGCCTCCGCCGAGTTGGTCGGCGCGGCCGTGGCGACGAAATGAGCGCCTGGGCGCGCCTCGCATCTTGGGTTTCCAATGCGGCCAAGACGCCCGCGGGCGCCGCGGCGGCGAGGGGAACCGTTGGCCAGGATGTGGCTGCTGCTGAACAGGCGGTGAGATTCCTGGTCGACCTCGCCGCCGGCAAGGCGACGATTTCCGAAGGGCTTGCCGCCGGGCTGGCCCTCGACAAGGCGCTCGCGCCCGTGCTCCCGGTCGACGTCGCCAGGAATGTGGCGCTCGCCCTTTCCCTCGCCGAGGCGCTTGTCGCGCTTTACGAAACGTTCCCGCCTGGCTGGGATGTCATCCAGATCACGCCGTCCAGGCCGCTCGGAAAGGATGGGATCAATCCCGAATCCGGCGCGGCCGTCTTCACATGAGGAAGCCCATGAAAAACCTCATCGCCTGCGCGCTCCTGTTCGCGGCTCTGCCGGCGTCCGCCATGTCCTCTAAAACCCCGATCACCGCCGATCAAATTCAGCAGCACGCCAGGACAGCCGCCGCGATTGCGCAAATTTTTGCTTGCGATATCAGCACGGCTGCGAATGTCGCTCTGGTTGCTGAACAGGCGGCGAATTCCGGCGGACGGGTCGTGCGCACGGGAGCGACGACCAAAATCGTGAACGTCTCAATGTCGCTCTGTTCGACGCTTGGCGGGGTCGCTTCGACCGTCGCCGTCACCTCGTCGAAATGATGAGCGCTGGCGGAACCACGGGCGGCGCTCTATCCGTTAAGAGGACGCAAATGTCATGATTGGCGAGATACCCAACTGGCTGGTGACATTGGGCGCCAGCGGGCTGACCGCTGTCGGCGGTTTCCTTCTCGCCTTGCTCAATCGCGGACCCGCAATGCAGACTGCGCTCGATGCTCGGTTGCAAACCCTGATTGACGGCTATGAGCGCCGGGTCGATGATCTGATGCTGGAGATCCAAAGCCTGCGCGAGGAAGTCGTCAATCTGCGCCGCGCTCTCGCGGAAGCGCATTATCAGAACAGTCTCGGCCCCTGA